TCATTGCTGTTTGCAAAAGTAATCTTTTAAATTTAGAATATTCTCTTTTTGCATATCTTAAAGATTTTATAATGTTTGCATCTTTATTTAAGATATGATATCCAGATAACATAAATGGACTACTGTGCCTAACTACCTTTTTACCATATAAACAATTATCAGGTAAATCTCTTAAATTGCCTGTTCCTGGAAATATTCCTGAAAACTTTGGATGCTCTTCAACAATCGATAATACGTGATCTGCCACTTCACCAAATGTAAATTCTGGTAGTTCTTCGTTTTTAGGATTTCTTTCTAAGTTTATAGGAATTTCATAAGTTCCGTTAGAATTTTTATCCTGTTTAGAAGAAACTTTAATAGTTATCGATTTATCTAATTGATTTTGTAAAAATCTTACATACAATTTATTATTTTCATTAACTAAGTTATAGTCAGTATTTTCAAATTTTAAGTCATTGTCAACATACACCTGTGCAGTTACATCTAACGGAATCGTATCAAAACAATTGATTTCAAAATCATTTTGATTGTCAATATTAGCAAAATATTGTAATACAATACGCTGTGTATTTGTAACTTTAGACTTTTTCCAAGCATTTTCAGTTGTATAATTTCCTATTCTATCATACACTCTTACATAAGAGTTTGAAGAAATTTTCTCAGTTAACAATAAATTAGACGTTGTATAATTGTATGTTTCTTTAATAAAGTTAAAATTAAATAATAAGTCACCTGTATTTTCAATAGTTCTATACGATAGAGGAAATCCTAAATCATCATCGTTAGTTCCAGTGCCTTCACTATAACTAAAGATTTTGTTACCTTTAAATGAAGTTGCATTATAAACAGTTTCGTCAGCAAAACTATTACCGTCTTCGTCAAATAGATCAAATAACGGACACTGATTTACTGCTGTCTTTTCTTGAGCCTTAATCCATTTAGATCCATTAAACCAATAAACTGTACCTGAATTATTAGTTCCTTGCTGAACTAATACTGTGTCATTTAATACTGGTTGTGGACTTTCGAGCTCAACTAATGTTAATTGATTATTATTTTTAAAATTAATAAATTTAACTTGATAAATTTTTCCAAGTACTCTAATATCTGGATCGGCATTAAAAATAATTTTCATGCCATCAACTAAGTTAACACCGTCGATGTTGTAACCTTGTTGACCTTCAATAATACTAAAAACATCATTTGTAAATGTATCAATAAGATCTACATTAGTAATATTTCGAGTACCATAATTATATAGTTTTAAGCCTGAATTAAATTCAATGATAGGCTTAAATGCTCTATTATCTTGATTAAGTTCTGCTGTAGTATTAGTAATTTTTGCACTTGTTTCTATTACATCTTTATGATACCATCTATTATATCTACTCCATTGCGATTTTTCTGGTGAAGATCTGTTTATAACAATGTAATCTTTAGTTCCAGCAAAAGTTGCTTGATCAGAAAAAGGTATGCTATCAAACGGCACATTATCAAATTCAACTTGAGTTGCATCTGAATATTTTGCTGGTATTTCTAAATCTTTATCTGAGACAAGAACTATACTGTTACCAACACCTTCAACATACCAATTACCCTCTTCGTACTTTGATGGATTTGTTTTTCCAGCAAAGTTTAGTTTCATTCCGTTTGATATTTCAACGTTGTTTGAAAGTTTAAAGTTCTTTTTACCTAAAATTTCTAACTCAACATCTAAAGAAGATGCGTCCTCTGCTTTCAAAACATTTATTATGCCGGATTGATTTTGATCATTTCCGTTTATATAATATAATGTATCAGGTGCAGTGTCTAATAAATTAATTTCAATAATGCCTTCTTCAGCACCATTATTAACAGCCATACCAAAATTATAATCGTCATCATTAATGTTTGACGTTCTAAAGAATAATGGAGCATCTTTACAGTCTACTTCAAATCTATAAGTTCTTCCTTTGTACAAAGTTAGTGTAGGGTTTCTTGTTAATCCGTTTGGATCAAATATATAAGGTGTATTATCAAGGTCGTCACCTAATTTTACAGTATACGTACTTTCAATAATTTCTTCTTGACCAACTACTGTAATAGCCGAAGGACCATTTGGTAACCAATAGTATTCACGGAAGTTAGTAAATTTATCAAAGTCAATCTTTGGATCCCAACTATAAAATTCTTGTTGGTTCAATCTATTGTGGTTAGTAGTGTCAGCGCCAAATACTTTTAACTGGTTTAGAAAATCGTTATAATCTTTGAAAAAGGTAACATTGTTAACTTCGTCAAAATTAACTAAGGCTGGTTCAAGTTGATAATCTTCACGTTCTTTTGAAACATCAGGAAGAAACGTATCTTGTTCTATTACACTTCGAGCGCTGCGCTTACCTACATAATCGTTTATTTTTTCAATATTACCATTACTAATAAATTGATCTATTGTAGATTGTAAAAACTTTTTGTTAAAATCACTTCTAAAATATCTTGGAAGAAACTGGCTTGATGTCTTTTTAACGTTTCCTGTAGGCAACTCATTTTCATTTTGGTTATCATTATAAGCCATTAGTAACTACTTCCTCTATTACTATTATTAACTGCACTATTATTAACTGCTAAAGATCCGCTTGTTGATCCTGCTTCAGAATAAGATATTACTTGTGATCCTAAACTTCTTAATTGCGATTCTGTATTACTTGATATAATATCAATATTTTCAACTGTTGCTCCGCTTATTAAAATTTCATTATCTTCACTTGTTATTTCAAAAAGGCCGCCGAACGATAGTGCTGGGTCGTTTGGTACAATTAACATACTAACAATTATAGGCGACATTTTGTTCATAATATAAGTTGCCATTTCTTGGAAATAAAATGTATCGCCAAAATCCCAATTGTCTAATGCAAAATAAACATTCATATAATCGATTATTTGACTCTTTATCAAATTATCATTTATAGTAATTGCAGGATTTTTTACAACTTTTATAGTTGCTTGTAAATTAGTATTAGACTTATTACCAAATAAAACCTTATACTTTGCTGGCTGCATAATAACTTCGTCACTTATACTTTTAATTGCATTAATTTTTTCAGCATAATTTAAAAATAATTCATCACTACTTGGCGGATTAGGTTTTACTGTTGTTGCACCAGAAAGGTACTTTCTAAAATCTATATCATACGATTTAGTTAAAACATATGTATCAATTATATTACTTACACTTGGATCGATTCTTGTTGTTTGATCAGCACTATGAGTATATTGTACTTTTAATCCGTCTCTGCCAACAAATGCTTTGTAATTACTAACAATTGAAAGCGAAGATGCCGATGCTGTATATTTTTTAAATAAATTAGATTCTACAAGATAGAATATTTGTCCATCAGGGTATGCATTAGTTAATGGTCCAATTTGTCCTTCATTATTGACAATAATAATACCTTCGTCAGCTTGTGATACGTACTTAAAATCTTCTAAGTTTTCTGAAGTAATATATTGCTTTTGAAATACAAACCTATTAAGGTTACTTGCTGTTTGATCAACTAATGTATTAAAAATATCAGGATCGTCAATCGTATTATCAAAGTCACTATCAAAAAAGTCTACTTTAACTTTTCTACTATCGACATATCCTTCGACATTGTTAAACACATCAATTATTTGCCAAGTGTAATCTTTTGTAAAAGGTATAAGACTATTAGGCTGCTTGTTTATACTTAAAATTTTAACTGTATCGGAAACATACTGTCCTGTTTTTGTATCAAATACTGTGTTATCTTTTTCAAACAAAAATCTAACTTGATCTTTACTTTCAGCAACGTATTCTAATTTTCTATTAGTAATTGTATAACTAATGCCATTTGTTTCAAGCAATACTATCCAACTACTATCTTGATTTGTCTTTGTTGTGTCGCCGGACTTACCTAAACTAAAAGGATTTATAATATCTAAATCTTCATTTAGTATTATTTTCCATTGACGCAATATTGCATCATAACGTAATCCAAAAGTTTTAAATGCAAAAATTAAATCAATTGCTTTACTTAAAATATCTGTACCAAACTCTTTTGTATATTTTTGTCTTATAGCAGTAAGTATTGCGCCTGATGGAATTTTATCAGTAATAACTACAGGACTATCGCCGTTGTCTAAAATTCCAGTTGAATTTGCTGTTCCGTCATTTACAACATTAATGATTTTTGTCCATATATAAGAAACTGCTCCAGGATGATCTGCATCTCCGAGCATAAGTTTATTATTATCTGTTGTCATAAAATGATAACCAGTAGGAGCAGAAAATTTAACTAATGCACTTGGTTCTACATACTGTAAATTGCCACTTGTAAAGCTACCAAGATTATACACATTGTCACTTAAATCTTTAAAGTACCCTGTATCTCTATTTGTATCCGTTGTAGTTTGTGTCCATACTACATTATTTTCTGTAAGAAGAATTTCGTTGTATTTTTCAAAGTAATAATTTCTTGTATTATTTTCTTTTATAATAGGTTGTATTGTATTAATTAATACATTTTCAATATCTGTTTTTGTTTCAAAATTAAATGCAGTCTTTTCTACTATTTCCTGCTTGTATATAATAGCATCATCAGCAAATACGTTAGTGTTAGAATACTTTCCTGTACTATCCTTAAGATCAAAGTATCTGCTTATGCCGCTTGCATTCCTATTAACACTCTTTACTTTAATAATATCTTGACTGGTACTTAAAGGACCAATGTTATAGTCCTCAGCTGTTATAAGTCTATTTTGTGTATAATATGTTGCAGGTGCATTACGCTTAATACTTTCATTTGTTTCTGTAGTTGATGCATTAGTAACAGTGTATTCTAAACTTCCTGTAATTGTTAAATTATGCAAGTTTCCGTTAGCATTTATATAAGGAACTTTAATTGAAATATTTCTAATTTCGTTTGGAACAATTTGGTAACTTGAATTTGCACTTGTTCTATAATAAATTTTAAAATTACCCTTAGGTAAATTACCAAATATTCCATCTGAAAATATAACGTTAATTTTATCTTGTGCTTTAGTTAATACATTATAAATATTTTTAGAGCCAGATGTAAGTGTGTTGTATATAATGTTATTTCCTGTTAAACTATCTACTTTGTTCCATAGTTCAATTTCATTACCTGAGTCATCTAATTTATAAAGCCATACATCTGTGTCGTTTATATTTGTAGATTCTATATTTACAACTTGGTTAGAACTTGGGTTACTAATATTAAAGTTTCCGTTTTGTAACGTTCCCTGTCTAAAATGTAAGAAGAATCCGTTATTAGAACTTGCTGCACCTTTGCCGTCATCTTTATAAACAAAACTTAAACTATTGCCAGGATAAGGTGCTTCTTCTGTAATTTTTCCATTTTGTATTTGACAACTTGTAATTTCAAAAGGTAAATTTGATCCGTTAATGGCTTTAGAAAAACTAAAAACTGGTACATCTGACGATACGCCTGCAACTCTATATTGTTCCGAATTAATCCCACTAACTATATCTGATGCAATTGGATTACCAAACTTGTTACTTGTTGTTAAAGAACTATTTAAAATTTTAATAAACTGTTCATACCAATCTAAATTAGAACTATCATTCCAAACAATATTTTGATTGTTAAGATTAATATTATTACTATCAATAATATCTTCACTTGTTTGTATACTTTGTATTTTTAGAAATCCGTTACCTGCTGAATTTCTTTTTGGATTGTAATTAATAAGTCTTGCTAAACGTAAGATACTTTCTCTACGCTCTGCTGTTTCGAGAAAATTTTCTCTTGCATTTAAATCTATACGGAAACTTAAATTTTGTCCAAGATATGCAATTAAATCAATAAGTGCAAGGTACTCTGAACTTTCAATATAATCGTTAAAATCCTCAGGATAATTTTCCCTTAGATAATTGATCATTGTGCGTCTTAAGCTATCAAAGTCGTAACTTTGAAAGTCCGCATTCCTATATGATTGATAAATTCTTTTCCAATCTTCTGCAACAATTAACTTATTTTGTCTATCAGTTACTGACATACGTTTCTCCTACAATGTATTTATTTGCTTGAAATATATACGCACTTAACTAATGAGACCATTTGCTTGATCAAAATCTAAACGCATTTTTTCAGATATATTGTACGACAAATATCGTAGTGTACATTCTATCGAAATACCACTTTCTTGCTGTTCTACAAAAACACTATCAACTTGAACACGTGGATCTGAGTTAATAATATCTGTTACATTTTCTAATACTGCTTCTCTAAGGTCGTCAGTTAACGGCTCAAATATAACGTCCCAAATTATAGTTCCAAATGTAGGATTTTCTAACTTTTCGCCTTGTCGTATATGAAAGTGATTTATTATATCTTGTTTGATAATAGAAACATCGTATAATACCTTACTTTCATTTTTGTTGTTAACTGTACTAATACCTCTATACCTCTTTGATATTTGAGATGTTTTATCTTCGTACCCTACAACCTTAATATTTTTATATAAATCTTGTTCCATTTTTTACCTCGTACTTGCATAACTATCAAGGTTACCCGAAGCCAAATCTGTTCCAATAACTGGAAAATCATATTTCTCCGGAACAGTCCAATTTCTTTTTATTGATGTTAATGTCATTCTATTGCCCCTTACTAAAAAATTACTTAACTTTACAGTATCCTTTTGATTTCCGCCTAACAGTTGTACTCGTTTTGTTGACGGATTATAACCTCTAAAAAATCCAACATGTCCGAAGCGTGGGTCATCATTTCTTGTTAAAACCACTATGTCATTAGTGCGAACATTTTCAAATGTCCTCCAGTCAATTTCTGAACCATATTGTTTATAGCCTTGGCTACTTAGAGTTCGCAAACATTCAATCCCTGCTGTATTTAAAACATAACTTACATACCCTGCACACCACGGAGTATTGTCTCCACGATAGTTTTCGCCAGCAACTTCGTAACACCTAAGAATATTAGGATTTCCTGGTGTTCCTTGTTCTGTCCAATTTTGATTTAAGTTTTGTTCTAAGACACTGTTAATAGCGTCAAACCCTTCTCCTTCAGGCACAGTTTCTGCAGGAGGTATTACTTGGGTAAAATTGCCCTGTGCGCCAGCACCACCTGAAGCACCATAAAACCCTGTAGAAAGATCACCGTTGCCTGCAAGATCTCCCCAGCCTTCACCGGTATTTCTGCTTGCTCTTAAAGATTGTGCAAATCCAGCAGTATCTTGTTCTGTGATTACTATGTTAGGATTGACTACTGGACTACTTGGTATAACTACTTGACACATATTTTTCTCCTAAACAACATTACTTGTTGCTCCTCCCGCTGCATTAGCGCCTAACGCAAAATACTCATCGCCGGTTGTTCCGTATGCATCTTTACCGCCTTCACCTCGACGCCATTCATTCATCCCTCTGGCACCTAATAAGTGTGATCCTGCCAGCATACCCATAATTTGAGCAACACTATCGCTGTCTCTTATTCCGCCGTTACGTTTAAGAGCTTTAAGATTTTTATTTGTATATGATATCATTGCTGCTTCTTGAACACTGACCGAATCAAGCCAGGCTTGCTGACTGGTCATTCCGTCTGTGCCTGTCCAATTAGATGCATTTTCAATTGCTTGTTTATTTGTTCCGCTTGTACTTTTTAAGTAACCTTCGTCATATAATGCTAATTTACCAAATTGATATTTTCCGCTAAATCCTAAAGTGTTTACAGCATCATATGCAAGTTCACTTTCTCGTTTTCCAATAGCATTAAGATACGCAACAGTTTGATCGTTTGTTAATCCTGTTATTACTCCTGCTGGAGCAGAAGTTAACGGTAGAGATGATGTACCACTTGTTGATGTTCTGTTGTTGCTTTCACCTTGTGGAACATTTTGTGTTGCATCATAATTAGATCCTGGATCTGGATTAGTTCCTCGTGTAACGTTCTGCTGTCCAGGAGTTCGTCCTACGTTTTTATTAAATGTATCATAAACTTCTGGCGGATATGCTGTAGATTGCTCAAGTCCTGCTCTTGTTTTATCAGGTGTAAACAACTTTGGATCAGTATTTTCGTGCTGTGGCCAAGGTTCATGCTGTGGAACTCTTGCTGTTTGTGCAGCACGTAATGGAGCAACTGGATCTGTAGGATCTGCAATCGATGGTAAAACTGCTTCTGTTGCCGACGGTGCTACAGGTCCATTTAAATGTATGTCGCTGCTACCAG